CATAGTGATTCCCCATCCTCTCTCATAGCATCTCTGATTGCTTCGGCTTTTTCATATTGTTCTTCGGTGCCAAATACATCATCATTTACTTGTTCTTGATATCTCAACCAGTTCTCTATCTCAGTAGAAAACATCTGTATATCATCTAGGTTCTCTCTAGCTATTGCGTCTAGTAAAGCATCCCCATAAGGTGTAGAAGTAGCTTCCTCGGCTAATTCCCTTGCTCTATCATAGATTAAGTCATTACTATTATTACTCATTGTCACTTATCCTTTCATTTATTTAACTACTCTAATACTACAGTGTTTGTTAGAGATTGTCAATAAGAATAAGTGTGATATATGTCACATAAAAGAAAAACCTCCTTGTTACAGGAGGTCCATCTTAACTCGTCTTGGTAATTACTAGATTTATTATAGCACATCGTGTATAGTGTCAAGTAATGACTTAACTCGTCAGGGTAATACTGGGTAAAGGTATTGCAAAAGCACCTTATAGTCACATCAACCAGCATTTACAGGATTGGTTATCCTGCCTAAACGGATAGCTATCGTAGCAGTACGATTTCTAGGTAGAGTAGGTTCACAGATTGGTTCGCAGCCCAACACTAAACAAAACTGCTTACAAGTGAACACTAGCCCATATCTCGGTAACATAACCCTACTTACTAAGTGCTGAACTTATAAAGAATCCGATTAGGGTAGCAGAAACCAACTGCGAGGATTACTTGGTAAGGACTATACCGTTATACAACATACGCCCCAACCGCAAGTAGTAGGGTAGAGAGGGATTATGCCAAAATATATGCTACATTATAAGCATGAACACCATACCTCCAAATACAGACCTCACCAAACTATTCAATAAAGTAATAAAAGTACCAGTAATACCCGAACATATTAAATGGAACGAATATAAAGACGACAAAGAAATTAAAAAGTATATGCTAAAATCTAAATATTAGGACACCACCGACCTATGCACCTCCCACCTAACAGATTATAGAGAACTAAGCATAGACTCTCACATACACCTCTCCTAAAATAAACATTGAAGAACCTCATCGGTGGACGGGGTTCTATTCATTTTAAGGCCACCCTTTAGTGTAGCTAAAGCCACCCCCCCACTTTAACCTTTAAAAAAGTTGTCGTGGTCTAAAAACTTCCTCCGCCCACTGAACCAAATCTCTCCAGCTCTCAAGCCCACAGGCGGTCAGGCGTATGTGCGCGCGCGTGATTGATTTGGAGCGAATATTTCAAGGGAGTGCTAAAATGTGACCAAAATCACACCAAAATAGTGATATTCATCACAATTCCTTATAACTAACATAGAGCCTATCTAACGGCTTTTATATATAGAACGATTTAACATACTACTATTATATAAAACACCGCCAAATAAGCTTAAAATGGCTATAAATAACATAATTAATGCTGTACTAAAGCTTATACCGCTAGTTATGGCAATAGTAAACAGTATATTAAATATAAACATCATTATAAGTAGATACACCACTAGAGCAGCAATTAACGCCGCCAAATACCCTATTATCTTAATGACTGGATATATAAATAGATAACAGAGTATACCTAAGCTAATCAGATATACTCTATATTTATTCATTTCAAGCTCTGTACTAGTGTTTTAAACTCTGAACAGTTATAGACACACTCCAGACCATTAACGCTGTTAGAATAGCTGTAATTGCTACCATTGTTTATTACTAGCCATGTTACAAGTACTATAATAACGCTTAATAGTACAATGCTAGCTATATCGTATTTATTCACAATTAAAACTCCTTTAATTCTAGTGCATTATCTGGTGTTGAGTGTACATTATACATGCTCACTAAATCCTCAATAGCATGTTTTAAAGCGTTCATATCTCCGTCTGATACATGATGGCCATGAGCTATTTGCTCACAAGCTACTGTTACACTTTTAACTGTTGAATTGTATTGTTTATAGTCCTTGCTCATCTTATTTACTCCTATTGTTATTTAATTATTTGGGCGAATTTAAAGTGCTCTTATACTCTTAATTCTGCCTGCTTTAGTTAGTTCATGCTCTACTTCTACCACTTCAGGCATTTTTGAATATATCTTGTTTGGTATCTCGCCATAACTGTCACTCAAGTCATTAGATGTTTTTCTAGCCTCTAGCGTCCAGTCACCATTACTGTCAAATTCTCTAACAGTCAATAGCCAGTTTGGATTACCATTTACACTGCCATTTGCTCGCTCACACTTTTGTACTTGTGCATATATTTTATTATTGCTCATAATTTCCCGCCTATCTTATTAATTTATTATTATAATGATTGACTAACGCTAACACGGTACGTTATATAGCTATTTTTACTTTTAACCCACAGTTTACACAGTTGCCTAATAAATAGGTCTTATAGTGTCGATTGTCGTTATATATGCTTTACGCTCTCGTGCTAGGGATAGCCAACCATTTAATCCCACCAGTCAATCAAGCTAATTATAGCGGTTATATCTACCTTGTAATGTAGCTGCTATGTTCACTTAATTGATTAGTAAGTATCTCAATTTGTTTATGTTCTGTAAGTTATATTGCTAACTTACTAACTACAGTATAGCAAACTCTACAGACTATGTCAATACTATTATAATAATAATTATAGTGATATTCATCACATTCCACGCCTAATAACATATACATCTATATAAGTATCAATACATTAACAAAATATATCAATAGTTATTCAATAACATTACATAATGTATCAATAACGTATCAAACCCCGCCAAATCCATACCTATAGTCGTATACTATACGTATAAGCATTACTAGCCTACCAATACCCCAATCCCACCCAATCTAAACCTAATCCCCGCCAAATAACACTTATTATAAGTAAATACACTAATAGTACTTATACATTACATATAGCTTATATACACGTCTTTACGCCACAAATAGCACTATATACCACTCAAATCCCTTATATACCATGTCGTACAATACATAATGTACGACGTAGTTTTTAACTAATTAACAGGGGTGGAGGAAGGGTAGGGAACCCTTAAAATAGACTAGGGGTGTCAGTCAGGGAGTGAGATAAACTCGCATTACAAAGACAGACCCTTGGCAGTTATAGCCCTTGATAATGTAATACGTTTGTAATACACTACCGTTATGAAAAGAGTTACTACCTTTAGACTTTCAGAGCAAGCTCTGGCGGTTTTAGATAAACAAGCTAATAAGTCACAGTTTATTGAAGAGTTGATACTCAACGGGTCCCCCGAAGCAGATTCTAAGTCCCCCATTACGAAAGAGGACCTGGCGGATTTTATAAAAACCTTTAAGACACCATCAGCCCCAGCTACAGAATTTGTTCCTCAACCCCCAGGACCCAATGGGTACCTCTGCTGCGAAAAGAGTAGTCCATGTAAGCATTGGGTATGGTATGAATTTGATACAGTATGGAAGAACACTATTACAGGAAAGGAACGTGATGAATGACCAGTTACAGAAACCAGGCGCTCTAGCCAGACCAGATACTAGTAAGTTAGCGCCTCTTAAATTAAATCGCAAACAACTCAAGTATGTGATGAATTATTATGACCCCAATAGTGAGACCTTTGGTAATTCTTATGAATCTGCTAGGGCGGCGGGATTTGGTAAGGTTTATTCCCTACAGTTAGCCAGCCCTGCCAGAAATACCCAATGGGTGTTAGAAGCTAGAAAGAGAATGACTCATTACTCACCCGACCATATTTATCAAGCCCTACAGGATGTTGCTCAGAACGCTGCACCAAGAGAAAAACTAAAAGCACTTGAATTGATGGGTAAATCTAAGGGTATGTTTGTTGATAGAACCCAGTCTGATATACACGTTACTTTCACTAACTCTGTACCAAGACCAGCTAACGAGGGTGAAGAACGAGTAATAGTTGAAGCAGAGGTGGTTGATGATTCAACACGGGTGGAGACCCCTGATGCCACAAATTAAAGTACCTGACTACGACCCAAGCCCCCGCCAAATTAAATTTCATACTTCAGAAGCCTTTGAGACCCTGTATGGTGGAGCGGCTGGTGGAGGTAAGACTGCTGCTATTGTTGCAGAAGCTATAACCTATTCACTTAAATGGCCTAAGGCTAGAACTTATATCTTTAGAAAAACCATACCCGAACTTAAACAGTCTATTGTTCCTGAAATTTATAAACAATGCGCCGACTATATAAACTTAGCCAAAGGTATGACCTATAATTCCCAAGATAGAACCTTTACTTTTACTAACGGAAGTATTATCCAGCTTGCCTATTTGGAAACTACCGCCGATATGTACCGCTACCAGTCTGCTGAAATCCACTTATTGTGTGTTGATGAGCTTACTCACCTTACCAAAGAAGAATACGAGTTCTTAAAAACCCGTGTTCGTACCGCTGGCAATCAACCCTTAAAGGTAATGTGCGCCACCAACCCTGGAAACGTCGGACATGGCTGGGTAAAATCCTACTTTATTGATATCGCCCAACCAGAAACTATTTATACTGATAAGTTTGGTAACACTCGAATGTTTGTACCCGCTAAGGTATCCGACCATCCAGATAAAAAGTTCCGTGATACCTATACTAGACAACTCTCCTCATTATCTGACCCTAATCTTAGACGAGCCTACCTTGACGGTGACTGGGACATCTTTGCTGGACAGGCTTTTGAAGAATGGCGCCGAGATACTGACGATGGTAAGCCTTGGCACGTTATTACGCCGTTTGAAATACCTAAACATTGGACTAAATGGTTTGCTTATGACTGGGGATACAACTCTTATGCTGCTGGAGTTTGGCTCGCCAAAGAACCAAACACCGAAAGAATCTTCCTGTACAGAGAGTTCTATGAACACGCCCTAGCTGCGAGTAAACAAGCCGAAAGAATAGGTATGTATTCTAGCGACGAGAACCTAACTATGCGACTTGCCGACCCTTCTTTATGGAAACATATCGGTTCAGCTGAAACTGGTGAAACTGTGGCGGCTATCTTTGAAAGAAACGGACTGGTTTTCCAGCCCGCCAACAACGATAGAAAAGCTGGTAAGAACGCCGTTCACGAAGCTCTAGCGACTATGCCTGATGGACTACCAGGAATCCAAGTATTCTCTAACTGTGTTAATTTTATTCGCACTTTCCCTAACCTACCAGTAGACATTAACCGACCAGAAGATATTGACACTAGAAGCGAAGACCACCTATACGATGCTTTGCGATACGGACTAATGAATCAGCGCCCTGGAACGATTATAGAACCGATAATCCCACAGGAAGCATTGAACCGTAGAAACAAGTATGCTAGTTACTAGTATTATGATATATTTAACTTAACTGGGCTACAGGACTTATTTAATGCCAACAAAGAAGAAATCTCAGAAGCCTCAAGACATCGTAGCCAAAATAGTAGGAGATTATCAGTCCTCATGGGATTATTGTGCATCTTCATGGCACAACCAATGGAAAGACTGGTATAAACTTTATAACTCAGAACGTATCAACGTAGCCTACCAAGGTATCTCAGACACTTTTGTACCTATGGCATATTCGACCGTAGAAACCCTTGTGTCTGGTACATCTGGCGACAAACCAGTCGTAGAATACATCCCGACCAAATACGAACAGAACCAAGAAACTGAAGTATTAAACGGGCTATTTTCCTATTACTGGGACCTAGACAACTGGACTAACAAGTTAGTTATCCACAACCGCAACTATTTCCTATATGGAACTGGTGTTATGTTTGTTTACTGGGATATTGACCACCCAATCCTATCCAATATCGCTTTAAGAGACTTCTTTATTGACCCGACTGTATCTGCTATCTCTTACCAGAACGCCGCCTACATGGGACATCGTTTCCTAGCTTCTAAGACTAAACTAGCCGCCGAACAGATAATTGACCCTGAGTCTGGCGAACTCATACCTAAGTATAAGAACCTGGAAAAACTTACTGGCACCAACGACAATAATGAAGGCGACCAAACCGAAAAGCAAGAACAAGACAATATGATGGGTTCTACCGTTACTGGTAAAGCCTCTGAAGACCAAATTGAAGTAATCTGCTACTGGACATTAGATAAGGTCTATTACGTTGGTAATCGTCAGGAAATCATTTACGAATCAGACAACTTCTACAAACAGCGCCAGCAATTCCTTGGAGTACAAAATCCAACTGGAATGTATCCATATATCCTAGACGCCGCTGCTGCTACCGAATCTCAATTATATGGTCGCTCAGCTTTGCAGCCAATGGCAAAACCACAAGAACTCTTAAATGACTTGACCAACCAGAACATTGACGCTGCAAGCTGGGCTTTGGACCCACTCATGGAACTTGACCCACAGTATCAGTCCTATATGGATAAGATTAAAAACGTCACTGGCGCCGTCTATCCTTTCAAGCCTGGTTCCTTGCAAGCTGTTCAGAAACCAATTATTCCATCAGCTGTATTTAACGAACGGACCAATATTAAGAACGAAATCCGTGAAGCTACCGCTGTAGACCAGATTCTACGTGGAGTTGGCGCCCAGGGTGAAACTACCGCTACTGAAGTTAAGGCTCAGATAGCTTCAGCTGGTAAGAGATTTGATATGGTTATTTCTGAAATGGAAAATGGTGGATATTACCGCCTCGCCAAACTAGTATTCCAACTAACCAAGATGTATGTCACTACTCCACAGATGATGAGAATTATTGGCAAGAACGGTGTAGACTGGAAAGAATTTGACCCAGAAATGTTCCAGGGTGACTACGAGCCAAGAGTTAAGCTAAAATCTACAGTAGATGCTGACAAACAACGAACGATGCGCAACGTAAAAGAAATGTACACCGCATTACTTGGTAGTCCTTTCGTAGAGCAGTCACAACTTACTAGACTAGTTATTCAACGGGCATTTGACCTAGAACCAGATGAAATCGACAACTTGCTTATACCTAAAGAGAAACTTGCAGAAATGGCAGAAAAAGAAGGTGGCAAAGACGGAACCGACCCCAAAGAACTTCTAAACTACAAAGACGCTCCACCTGACATTAAAGCTCAAATGGAAATAGCTGCTGGCTATGAACCATCACCAACCCACGAAGGGGAAATAGAAGTATTAGCCGCCACCCAATTTAGCGACGAAGTAACTGGCATAGAAACTGCATTACCAGGAGAAGGCTCACCAATGGGCATGGCTCCAGCTCTACCACCACAGCCAATGGAGGCTCCTATAAATGGATGACTGGGCGCCAGAGTTCAAGGGCTTCTTTAATTCACCGCTTGGTAAAGAGTTAATTCGCTCACTCAAAGAAGATTTGCACGACACCAAAGTAAGCGAAGCACAGAAAGCGGAAAATGCTGATAATGCTTTTGGCTTGCTAAAAGAATCAAGGGGTGTTATGTTAGCAATAGAACATATGATGTTCCTCTCAGCTGTACCTATAGTTGAGGATAGCAAGGTTTAACCGCCCAGAACGCCTTGCTCCCTCGCCTATGGGCATACATTAACAATAAGGAGATACGATGGACACCACAACTTCAGAGGAAGGCGCAGTAGTAGCTGCACAACCTACAACCAATGAAGCGGGAGCAGACGACGGAGCGATGGTAATAACAACTGACGAGCAAGGGACACCAACAATGGTGCCAGCAGACCAGGTTACTACCGAAGAACCGAACGCCGCATCAACGCAAGACGAATCGACAGAAGCCGTAGAAACTACTGAGCCGACAGAGGCTACAGCAGAGACATCTACACAAGCTGATAATACGGACAGTGAAATAGTTGAATGGGCTAAAAAGAAAGGTTTAGAAATAAACCCCAATAACCCAAACGAGGTAAAACTCGCCAAACTTCAACTAGAGAATGACCGTAGATTCCACGAACAGCAACAGAAAATCAAAGTACTACCACCAGAGTTACTTGCAGAAACAGAAGACCCAACGCTTAATGCGATAGTCGAGAGACAAAACAACGTAGAACTCAAAACGTATGTACGAGATTGGTTTGATGCTAACCCAGAGATGAAAGAACACAGAGACACTCTTATGCAGATTGCTGCCGAACGACCTTATCTACAAGATATGGACGATGTCGCAGCTCATCTATATAGGAACCCAGACTTTGTTTCTAACATCAAAAAGGACGCTGGACGTCAGGCGCTAGAGAATCTCGCCCAGAAACAATCAGCCCGCCCGCCCGAAGCAAGTGCTTCAAATACTGCGGTCTACGCTTCTGATAGTGTTATTACGCCTCAAAACGTATATGACCTAGTAGAAACACACGACCAAGACTGGTTTGAAAAAAACCACGACAAGATTTCCAGGGCGATGCAGGGCAAATAATATTTAACCCCGAAGGAAATTTAATAAAATGGCTACTACAGGCGCATTTAACAGCGGTAATGTGAACGTCGGCGTAACAGCTGGCAACGTATTCCGCCCTAACGTGTGGTCAAAAGAAGTCTTGATGTTCGTAAAGAGCAACTTGGTACTTTTACCACTCATCAAACACTATGACGCAGACGTAAAAGGTTCTGGTCAGACACTAGAAATCCCTAACACCAGCACAATCTCAGCTAACCTAAAAGCTCAGAACACTGTTGTTACATTGAACTACAACACAGACACTAAAACTACAATTACACTAAACCGACACTACGAATCTTCATTCTTAGTAGAAGACATCCTAGCTACACAATCTAACTACTCAACTCGAAGCGACTACACACAAGCTGCTGCTTATGCAATCGCTGAGAAAATTGATAGCGACCTTGCTACAGCTATGACTACTACTTGGAAAACTGCTTCTCAGGCTTACGGTGCTTACGGTACTGCAATAAGTGACACTGTCATTCTTGCTGTAAACCGATACCTAAGCGAGAACAAAGCTCCTCGTACAGACCGTGTATTAGTTGTTCATCCTAAAGGTGAATCAGAACTTCTTAACATTGACAAGTACGTTCGTTACGACGCACTTGGAACTGGTGAAGCTATCAAAAGCGGTAAACTTGGTACCATTTATGGTGTCGAAGTATTCATGTCTCAGAACCTTGTCTACCTAGATACAGCTACTGACGAATACAACCACTTGATGTTCCACAAAGAAGCTTGGGCAATTGCTATGCAAATGAGTCCTCGTACTCAAGCACAGTACAAGCAAGAACACTTAGGTTGGTTAGTAACAGTTGATGTTCTTTACGGACACACTGCACTACGAAGCAACTTCGGTTTCGTCGTAAAAAGCTAGTTTTACACAGCTTTTACAGAGAGAGCCACCTTTCGGGGTGGTTTTTTCTTTGCTTATAAATAAATACTTGTTATGATAAAAATGTAATAAAAAAAGCGACAATAAGGAGCATAATGAAATCACCACTACAAACAATAGAAGCAGTAAGCAAGAAGTACGGAATCACAGACGAGATAGATGTACCGCCAGTAATGAAGTTGTCCTACCTAGAATCACAGTACCAAGAAATTCAACACACTCTTTGGCGCTCATTAGTAGACTCGGTCCACGCTACACGACTAGCTGAATCAGATAACGAAGTCTTAAAAGCTAAGGGCAATAATAACTATGCTCAACACGTTAATGAAGTCCAGCAGTTTGTTGGCGCCCTAAAGATGCTGAACGTATTTATGGCTGAATTAAAAGAAAAGTATCCAGAACTAAAAGCTGAGGACTAAGTGGAAAACCCTGGCTCATTAAGACAATCTCTGGACAAGTATCCAGACCTTTCCCGTGACGAAGTAATGAAGATTTGGTCTGGCGAATTATGCAAGTGGAGAGAGTATGTCAAGCTACCAGTAGAAGTGGTGCCAGCAATAGATACGCCACAGACAATAGGCCAACTAGTTTTATTTGAGGAGACAGACGATGGACAAACTCGCAGTCATAGTACCATCTAGGGGATTGATGTTCTCTGAGACATTTGCAGAGCTTCTAGGCGAGCTAGAGGGTATTAAGCATGAGTTTTACTGGGCGCATGAAAAAGGGCTTCCAGAGTGCTTTAATGAGCCTACAGAACGTGCTTTAGCCGACCCAGAAGTATTTGCTGTGCTTATATGCGAAGATGATATGATGCTACCCAGGGGCATACTACGCAAGATGTTTGAAAAGAACTATCCTGTAGTAGCGCTAGACTATCCATTTCAGCAAGACGGCGACTCTACTTGCCTACATGACCCTAAAGGCTACGCCTACTGGACTGGTACTGGATTTATACTAATAGCTCGTCAAGTATTAGAGAATATGGAGAAACCTATCTGGCGCACCGACACTACCTTTGACCCACTAATAGATAAGGATACTATTCACTTTTGGCCACGTAAGCTAGATAGAATTTTCTACGGGTTACACGACCTGAGATTTGGATTATTACTGTATTCGGCGGGCGTACCAGTTCTACCAATGAAACAGACAGCAGGACAACGTAAGCTGCTTAAATTAGGCGAGGCACATACAAACGACGGGGCGCACGAAATATATCACCTAACGAAAGTCGGCAGAGATTTAGTCAGTGGCATGATTACCCCCGAAAACTCCGAGATGTTCTTGGGGGCGATGAATCGTGTCCAGAATGTCAAGATATGGGAAAAGAAACCACCATTTATCTCATACGATGAAAACGACCAGCCATATCTAAATGACGGCAGAAAGTTTGAGACCGTACTATGAAAATCGGAGTTATTTTTCCAAGTCGTGGACTTGTCTTTAGCCGAACGGCTGACGAGTTACTGCAGAACCTAAAGAAGTATGATTACAAAATTTTCTTCTCACACAGACGCCCAATTCCCGAATGTTTTAATGAACCACTAGAAGAAGCCTTAAGAGACAATACTATTACTCATATTTGGTTCGTAGAAGATGATATGGTGATGTCTACTCGTACCCTCACTAGATTACTAGAAGTAGACAAAGCTGTAGTTACTGCTGATTATCCAGTAAATAAGAGTGGTAGGGGTGCAGTATTTAAACTAAAGAATCAGATTATCTATACAGGAACAGGCTGTCTACTAGTCAAGCGAGAAGTGTTTGACGAACTAAAACGCCCGTTCTTTAGAGTAGATGTTAGGTGGCGATTTAAGAACTATGAAGACCAGATTAAACTATCGTCATATCACGTAGAAGATAAAGGTTACGGACTGCACGATATAACTTTCTGTATGGCACTCTATGAGAGAAGTATTCCTATTCACGCCATTAAACAAAGTTTATCTCAACGTAAACTTGTATCACTTGGAAAAGCTGGTACTAATGACGGCGCCCACAACATAGAAATCTGGAAAGACATAGAAAAAGACCAACTACTAAAAGACATTAAAAGCTGGCCAATAGAAAAGGCTGGCAGTCTAATAGTAGTGGAAACTGAATACGGACAAATGAACGTAACTGAGTCACACGCCAAAAAACTTATTAAGTTAGGCATGGCAACTAAAGTACCTAAAAGACCCTTAGTGGTAGATTGGAGTGGGTTCAATGAATCTCCTAATAGCAGTAATCACCTATAACAGACTGGACTATACAAAGAAGACCCTACGGATGTTGTGGGACACAATCGAAGTTCCACACTATATCGTAGTGGTAGACAACAACTCCACAGACGGCACCCAAGAATACCTACAAAAACTACTTAGTAGAAACCATATAGACAAAGTTATCCTCAACCCAGAAAATTATTATCCAGGTAAAGCAACTAATATAGCTTGGCGGGATGGACTACAGGAGTTTGACGCCACCCACCTAATGCGACTAGATAACGATATGCACTTATCTAAGGGCTGGGATTTAGCGGCTGAACAGTATTTTAAGAAGATACCTACGCTTGGGCAACTAGGCATAGACAACGACGCCATAGATACACCCAAAGCTAAATTACGAGAAATGTCGCTTAACGGTATGACGATAAATCCTTATCCTGGCTGTGTTGGCGGTCCCTGTATTATCAGGCGTAAGCTATGGGATATGGGTATCAGATACGACGAAGATAGATGGGAGGGTAGCAACTCCCCACTACAAGAGGATTCTCGCCTATCTAAGAAGATACGAGACACTGGCTATATACACGGCCACATGACAGATGGTTTATGCTGGACTTTTGCCAATAAGGATAACTGGCATGAGCATAAAGATTATTATATTAAAACTATGGGCGACAGGGGCTACATTGAAAATGTGCAGTTCCTAGAAGGGTTGAAGTGAAGTCATTTATTACAGGTGGAGCTGGATTTGTCGGCAAACACCTAAAAGAACTGTTAGAAGCAGAGGGGCAAGAAGTAATTGTGTACGACCTAGTAGACGGCTGGGATATACTATCACACGAACTATATGACGCACTTAAAAGACACAAGCCCGACTATATTTATCATTTGGCGGCTATGGCGTCTGTACCACAATCTTTCGCCGAACCAAGAGAATGTATCACGACTAATATAGAGGGAAGTGTAGCCTTACTGGAAGCTGTTAGAGAGTTAAATTTTGTCACCAATATCTTACTAGCCTCTAGTACCGAAGTCTACTCACCAGCACTTGACGACACACCACTAGATGTAGGGAGCGCAATCCACCCAAGGACACCATACGGAGTATCTAAACTAGCTATGGAACAAATGGCTGGAATCTACGCATCTGCTTACGGAATGAATATAGTTGTCACTCGCACCACTAACCACACTGGACCAGGTCAAGACGGCCCATACGCTGTCACAAGTTTTGCCAAACAAATAGTAGCCATAGAGCGTGGTGAACAGGATGAACTGAAACATGGAGATTTGACTAGCTTTAAGAGCTACTTAGACGTCAGGGACGTAGTTAAGGCTTATAGATTAGCGATAGATATGCAACCATACGTCTACAATATTGCTTCAGATGAAACCTATGAGATGCAGGGACTATTAGACCGACTTGTTGCCAACGCTAAAG